TCGGTACTCAAATATTACCTGGAGCAGCAGGAATAGACACAGCAGGCAAGATGCCTGGACCACCGTCCTATAACCAACCAATATCAGAGTTCATGTCTGGCGAACCAATGCCCAGTATGGCAGAAAACGTAGAAACTGGTGGAATCGGTGGTTATTTTGGTGCTGCTATGCAAGGACTTGGTAATGTTGGGGATGCGATGTATGCTGCACCTTGGATGGCACCAATAGCAGGCAGTCTCAAAGCAATCAGCACCGCTGGAAAAGTTGCAAAAAATTTAATACCAACAGTACAGAAAACACAAAGATTACGCACCGATAGAAGCGGTGTAGAAAAAGCGATAGATCCTCCAGGTGGGATTGCTGGGTTTCTAGGCTCAGAAAGAACAGATATATTCTCATCTAGGTCAAAGTTAGACCCAGAAAAAATCAAAGTCGATGGACCACAAATACAACTTAACGCAGAAAGATTTATTATAAATAACCCACAATATACGAACCCAAACAAAAAATATTCGGTGGATCAGGTTGTAGAAAGTACCATAGCACAAGCTGGTAAAAAAGGAAGTGGACTAGAACAAACAGTCAAAGATCAATTCGCACGATACATTTCCCCTAATCTACGTGGTTCAAAAGCAACGCTTCAAGAAATCCTAGACGACATAGGTAAGAACAAACCGACAATAAGAGAAAACTACAGTTCTACAGACAATGTTTCTGGTTATCAAAAGAATTACCAAGGCGAACAGGTCCCAGACCGAGATTCTGTGTATGCAAGACTTATGCCCTCTATTGGTGAACCAGTGGGAGGGGATGCTAGACTAAATATGAACAGATACACAGAAAGAAGTTACTCTATAGACGACCCAACCAGTAGCGCAACTTGGAGAGATCCTGGGCATGTTGAAGTTAGTGGTGGAAATTTATCAGCGAGAATGAAGGATATAAAACCAGAACAAGTGGGAGATCCCGCAAACGCACAGAATCGTATATTCACTAGTCGCGCAGGATTGTACGATAACGACGGTGTACCAACCTATGTCGCAGCAGAAGGGCAATCAGGTATATACGGTATGACAGATTCAGTAACAGAAGCACAAAAGAGTGTTCGTTCACAGATGACACGTCTTAACGATGAACCTTCAGAATCTTTACAGACTTCTCTACGAAACATGATTAACGATCCAGAAGATATGCACATATCTTTACAAAACCCTGGACCATCTAGAATGGTACCAGATGAACAGAACGCTGGTACGCTCTTATATGAAGTAGATTCTATGCCCAGTTCCCAAAATTTTCTAGACACGCTTGCTAAAAATGGGTACGACATAGAAGATTGGAACGTGATTGCTAGAAACCATAAAATGGATTTACAGCAAAAAATGTTAACTACACTTCAGCAACATGTAGGTACTAAACCATTCGGTCCTAGAGTAAACCACATGAATTTACAGTTTAATGAATTTATGAATCGAACACAACAAGTTGTAGAAGAACTACAAGAGGCAGCGCGAGGTACTGCGGGACAAGAAAGTTCACAGGTATTGTACGCTGGTGACGATTTAGCGTTTGACTTAGATTTAGCACGACACGACAGCTATGAAAAATTTGGTCCAATGTATCAAGAAATCTTTAGCGCAGAAGATCTTAGCATCCCTAGAGATCTTGACACACCTTTCCTAAGAGAGTGGTTTCCACTACACATGAAAACATCAATCAATGATGCGGTAGAACAAGGCGCAGAAGTGATACGATTCCCTATGAATGATGTTTCTATACAACCAGCAACTGGTGCAGAATTAAACAGCTCAACAGTTCAAGGACTAGGAAAAATTTATCCTAAAAAGACAAACGCAGGGATAAAACGTATCGAAGCAGAGTACGATATAAAACTTAACCCTGAATTAGTGACAGATGCACCTTCTTTTGGACACGGTGCAGACTTTTTAGAAATAAAACTCACACCAGAAATTAAAAAAGCATTTAAAGTGTTGGTGTATAATCGTGGTGGTGCAGTTATTAAAAAACCCTTGATGAATCTTAGGTATTAAATGACTGAAGAACTAGAAAATGTACCCTTAGAAGTTCTAAAAGAACATTTAGAACTCAGTGAAAGATTAAAAGAATTAAAAAAAGTAGAAAAATCTCAAAAAGGTTTTTTACCGTTTGTCAAAAGCCAATGGCCAGGATTTATACAAGGCGCACACCATAAAATTATGGCAGACGCTTTTGATCGCATAGCTGATGGTAAAATAAAACGACTGATTATAAACATGCCACCACGGCACACGAAGTCTGAGTTTGCCAGCCATATGTTTCCTGCGTATCTCGTAGGTCGTAACCCGTCACTCAAAATACTACAAGCAACACACACCGCAGACCTCGCAGTCAAGTTTGGTCGTAAAATCCGTGATTTAATGTTAACTGAAGATTTTCAAGGTATCTTCGACAATGTGCTTATTAACCCAGACTCAAAAGCAGCAGGTAAGTGGGAAACGCAAGATAAACGTAACCCAAAACTCAAAGGTGAGTATTATGCGGCAGGTGTCGGCGGTGCTCTAGCTGGTCGTGGTGCAGATTTGTTTATCATCGATGATCCCCACTCAGAACAAGACGCCTTGAATCCTAAGTCTATGGAAGATACGTATGAGTGGTACACTTCTGGTCCAAGACAAAGATTACAACCAGGAGGCGCCATCGTAATAGTTATGACAAGGTGGAACATTAACGACCTTACTGGTAAATTATTAAAAGACGCTGCACGAGATCCTAAAGCAGATCAGTGGGAACTTATTGAACTACCTGCTATATTGCCGAGCGGTAAGCCACTTTGGCCAGAATACTGGAAACTAGAAGAGCTAGAAAGTGTTAAAGCATCCCTACGTGGTGGTCCAAAATGGCACGCACAATATATGCAGAACCCTTCGTCAGAAGAAGGCGCTCTTATTAAACGAGAATGGTGGATGGAATGGCCAAACAAAGAACCACCAGATTGTGAATATCTTATTCAAAGTTATGACACCGCCTTCCTTAAAAGCCAAATGGCGGATTATTCTGCAATCACCACTTGGGGTGTGTTTTACCCAAACGGTCGACTAGGCGGGGATGAAATATATAATGGCGATGCACCACACATCATCCTTTTAGATGTAGTGAAAGGCAAGTATAATTTCCCTGAACTAAAAGCATTGGCGTTGAAACAATATGAACATTGGGATCCAGACGTAGTGATAATAGAGGGCAAAGCCTCTGGCGTTCCTTTAACACAGGAACTACGAAACATAGGTATACCCGTACAAAATTTTACGCCTTCCAGAGGCAATGATAAAATAGCAAGAGTAAATGCTACCGCACCATTGTTTGAATCAGGAATGGTTTGGCACCCAGACACAAAATGGTCTCACGACGTTATCGAAGAATGCGCAGCATTCCCAGCAGGAGACCACGATGACTTAGTCGACTCAACAACTCAGGCTTTGCTTCGATTTAGACAAGGTGGATTTATACGATTACCGTCTGATTATGAAGAAGAAGTTTTATATAGAAAGAAAATGAGTTACTATTGATTAATCAATAAAGGTTTTTACTATGGCGATAGAAGCACAACGATACATAAACAACGGTTCAGACCCATTAGAACAGGCACCCCCAGCACAGGAAGACATGCTTGTACAACTACCTGAAGAAATGGATATTCAAGGAGAAACTACCGCAGAATTTGAAGTTTCAGCCGATGGTCAAGTGATTCCTATCACGCAAACAGAAGAAATTATAGCAACAGAACACAATGTTAACTTAGCGGATGTTTTAGAAGACAGCGAACTAAGATCAATTAGTTCAGAACTTATCGCCGCATACGAAGAAGACAAATCATCACGTGAAGAGTGGTTAAACACATTTTCTGAAGGTTTGGATTTGCTTGGAATTAAATCTGAAGCCCGAGACATGCCTTTCCCAGGAGCAAGTGGCGTAACCCACCCTATACTGAGCGAAGCTGCAACACAATTTCAAGCACAAGCCTATAAAGAACTCCTACCTGCGGGTGGTCCAGTCAAAACTCAGACCGTAGGTGATGAAAACCCTGAATTATCAGCACAATCTAGACGTGTCAAAGAGTTTATGAACTACCAAATTACGGAAGTTATGCAAGAATATGATCCAGATATGGACAGTTTGCTATTTTACCTTCCTTTAGCGGGTTCTGCCTTTAAAAAAGTGTATTTTGACTCACTTTTGAACCGCGCGACGTCTAGTTTCATCAAAGCAGAAGATTTAGTAGTCAGTTATGACACAACAAATTTAGAAACCAGCCCAAGAATCACACATACACTTAATATGACAGGAAATGACATCCGAAAAATGCAATTAAGTGGAGTTTATAGAGATATTGACATCGGTTCGGCTGGAACACCAGAATATGACCCCGCTGCTGATAAAATTGACGAATTACAAGGTTTACAGAAGCCATCTACTGATTATACTGAGTATACCCTACTAGAAATGCACGTTAATCTTGAATTAACCGATATTGACGAATATGAATACGCAGTTCCGTATATTGTCACTATATTAGAAGATTCTAGTGAAATACTCGCTATAAGGCGTAATTGGGAAGCTAAAGACGAATTATACAGCAAAAAAGAGTATTTTGTACACTATAAATTCCTCCCAGGACTCGGTTTTTACGGTTTTGGTTTAATACACATGATCGGTGGTTTAACTAAATCAGCGACTTCTATACTCCGACAATTGATTGATGCAGGCACATTAGCTAACCTGCCAGCTGGATTTAAAGCACGTGGTATGAGAGTACAAGGTGAAGACGAACCTTTACGTCCTGGAGAGTTTAGAGATGTAGATGTTCCAGGAGGCGCTATCCGCGATGCTTTGATGCCACTACCGTACAAAGAACCCAGTGCTGTATTAACCCAGTTACTCGGGTTATTAATAGACAGCGGTAGAAGATTTGCAAGCATAGCAGATATGCAAGTTGGAGATATCGGTAGTCAACAACTCCCAGTAGGGACAACGGTGGCTATGTTGGAGCGAGGCACTAAAGTAATGTCGGCTATCCATAAACGGTGCCATTTTGCCCAGAAAAAAGAATTCAGGTTACTAGCTAAAGTATTTGCTAGATCACTTCCCCCTACTTACCCGTATATGGTGGCTGGCGGGAATCAGGAAATAAAACAACAAGATTTTGATGATCGGATAGATGTTATACCTGTGAGTGATCCTAATATATTCAGTATGGCACAACGTGTCATGATTGCCCAACAAGAATTACAGATGGCGCAGGCAGCTCCTCAAATACATGATTTACGAGAAGCGTATAAACGTATGTATGAAGCACTAGAAGTTAAGAATATTGAGTTATTACTACCTGCTCCCGAAGAAGTATTACCTAAAGACCCAGTTACAGAACAACAAGCAGCAATGACAGGTCAACCTATTAAAGCATTTGTGTTTCAAAACCATGAAGCCTATATCGCAGCACATTCAGCGTTTGTACAGAACCCTATGATGCAGGAAAATCAAAACGCTATACAATTGGTGCAGGCAAATATACAAGAACATCAGTCAATGTTGTATAAGATTCAAATAGAACAAGCGATGGGGCAACCGCTACCAGAAGTAGAAAGTGGTCAAATGCCTCCAGAAATGATGAACCAGATAGCACTAGCAGCAGCGACAGCTACTCAAGAAGTTACAGGTCAAGCGCAAGCTCTAGCGAAAGCTCAAGAAAATGCTCAGATAGACCCTATTGTAGAGGTCAAGAAAGAAGAAATAGCTCAAAAAGCACAAAGCGATGCTTTACGAAGTGATGTAGAATTAGCTAAACTAGAATCACAAGAAGCAATAGCAGAAATGAAAATAGCTCAAAGTAGGGAACAAACTTTATTAAAAGCAGAAAATGACGCAAACAAAACATATGGTCAAATATTGAAAGATGTAAGATCATCAGACACAGCAACTAAGGGTGATTGATATGTACAAGAAAACATTTAATTACGGCGGTAAAGTCGAAAAAAAGATGATGGGTGGTAAAGTTAAAAAAATGCGTGGCGGTGGTGAGTATAACTACGGTCATGGTGGTGATGTTACATATAAAAAAGAAAAATTAAGGAGACCTTAATGAAAGACACGACTAAGTATAAAGCAGTAAACGTTCCTGGACCAGATAGGATCAACCTAGCAGAACCTGTACGGGAAAAAGATGTTCTGTATAAAAAAGTTTTTGGTCAAGGACAAAGCACTGTTCAAGGCGGCGGTGCGGCAACTAAAGGCTTGAAATATAACACAAGTTTTAGCGGCAAACGATAATGAGTGATGCACCAGATGCTTTTGTCTATAATGCTACGTTAGATAGAATAATAGATGGCGATACATTTGATTGTGTACTAGACCTAGGATTTTCAGTAAAGCTGCACAAACAAAGAGTTAGATTGGCAGGTATTGATACACCCGAATCTAGAACCAGAAATAAAGCTGAAAAAGTATTAGGTTTGCAAGCTAAAGAAAGACTAAAAGAGCTCTGCTGCGGAAATTTTAAAATTAAATCGCTAGGTAAGGGTAAATATGGTCGAATATTAGGGATACCTTATACAGAAGAAGGTGAAGATATTTGTCAAATGCTTATTAAAGAAAAACATGCAGTCGAGTATTGGGGTGGCACTAAAACAGGAAAGATCACAGAAGACGGGACATGGGGTGAATAATTATGGCTAAAAAACCAGGATTGTGGGCGAATATCCACGCTAAAAGAAAACGCATAAAAGCAGGTAGTGGTGAAACTATGCGAGATAAAGGTGACAAAGGCGCACCAACTGCTTCACAGATGAAAGCAGCACAAGGTAAAAACCGTGGCGGAGAGTTTAGAGAAATACCGAAAAGTAATACAGGTTTAGCTAAACTACCAGAAAAAGTTAGAAATAAGATGGGATTTTTCGCTCATGGCGGTAAAGTTAGTATGCACAGAGGTTGCGGAGCAGTGATGTCAGATAGAAGAAAGGAAACTAAATACTCATGAGACTCTATTATAAAGACGGTGGCGCAATATCTAAAAAATTAGCCAAACATTCGGAACACCACAGTGCTAAACACATGAAGGCTATGAAAAAAGACATAAAAGGCGGTGATTCTTTTATGAAAGCACATAAATCAGCTATGAAAAAAGTAGGGAAATAATGGCTGAATTTAAAGGTAAAGAAGTAACAATCAATAAACCTCGAAGAATATCTAAGGGTAGTCCTGGATACGGTAAAAAAACTCGTGAGGTTTTTGTCATGAAAGACGGCAATGTGAAAAGAGTTACATTTGGTGACCCTAATCTTGGAGCTCATCCAGGAAGTCAGAGCAGAAAAGCATCCTACTGCGCCAGAAGCGCAGGCATGGGTAGTGATAAAACAAAAGCGAATTATTGGTCTCGCAGACAATGGAAATGTTGATATGGATCCAATATATTTAATAGAAAAAAGTTTAAAACAAATCCGACAGAGAGTAGCTGATTTAACAGAAATACTAGCTACTGGGGGAGTTACGGATTGGGAAGGGTATCAAAGGATTCTTGGCGAACTATCAGGTCTAAGTTCAGCTGAGAGAATAATATTAGACCTGCTAAACAACGAGGAAAACAAAGATGAACCAGGAAGCTCAGTTAAAAAAAGGTAAGCCTGTCCCGAACCATGTAAATAGGTTTAAAGATCTACCCCCTGAAATAAAAGAAAAACCAATAGTTTTCACACCAGAATCGATAGAAGAAGACGAAAGTCTTATAGAAAAATTACCCTCCCCGACAGGTTACAGGATTTTAATCCTACCTTTCAGTCAAAAAGCTATAAGCAAGGGTGGGATAGCTCTCGCTGATTCTTATTTAGAAAAAGAACGGTTAGGGACTAATGTAGGGTATGTAGTAGGAATAGGACCAGACGCATACAAAGATCCCAAAAAATTTCCAAACGGTGCTTGGTGCCAAGAAAGAGATTGGATTATTTTTGGCAGATACGCAGGAGCACGAATTAAAATAGAAGGTGGCGACTTGCGCTTATTAAACGATGATGAAGTACTCGCTGTAATTGAAAAACCAGAAGACGTACTGTAATCACGCAACCTAGGAGAGTGACATGGCAGAAGCTATGCAACAAGAAGTAGAGTCAGAAGAAATAGAAATAGAAATAGAAGGAACAGAAACACCAGAAATAATAATAGAAGAAACAGAATTTAAAGAAGAAACAAAACCAGTTGAAAAATCAGAAGACGAAGAAATCGCTGAATACAGTGAATCAGTTAAAAAACGAATAAATAAACTAACATTTAAAGTCCGAGAAGCAGAAAGAAGAGAGAAAGCAGCGATAGAATATGCACAAAATGTTCAACAAGAATTAACAAAGACAAATGCAACCCTTTCAATCAAAGATGAAAACCTATATGATGAATATAGTGCAAGAGTCAAAAGTCAGTTAGGATCTGCAGAAGACCGATATAAAAAAGCACATGATATCGGCGATACAGATGCTATGCTGGAGTCTCAAAAAGACGTTGCGAAACTTGCTGTAGAATTAGAAAGTTTAGATCGAGTGAAACCTACACGTGTTTCACAGGCGAAAGAAAACGAAGTTGAAGTGGCACAAAAACCAATTCAACAACGTGCTCCTTCACAGCCAGCTACGCCAGATCCACAAGCTCAAAAGTGGGCTTCAGATAATGACTGGTTTGGTTCTGATCTAGCAATGACTACAAGTGCTTTTGCGTTTCATAAGCAACTTGTAGAACAAGAGGGTTTTGATCCATCTTCTGGTGATTATTACCGAGAGATTGACAAAAGAATGGTTGAGTCCTTTCCTACTAAACTAGGAAAAGTGTCTCAAAACGTCCAAGAAATTGTTGCTGGTTCTAGTAGAGGTACCAGAAGAGGAACAAAGAAAGGACGCACGGTCAAGTTAACAGCTAGTCAAGTTGCAATAGCAAAAAAACTAGGTGTTCCACTTGAAGAATATGCAAAACACGTAAAAGTGTAGGAGAATAAAATGTCAGATGATTCTAAAAAAGATGTGGCACAATCGGATCGAACTCCAAGGTCTGCAAATAACCGAGATGTTAAAGCTCGTCCCAAACCATGGCAACCACCGTCCTTACTGGACGCACCTAATCCTCCCGAAGGATATGTTTACAGATGGTTACGAGAAGCAATGGTTGGTCAAGATGACAAAGCGAATATGTCAAAACGTATTCGTGAAGGTTGGGAACCTGTGAGAGCAGAAGACCACCCTGAGTTTGAAGCACCAACTGTTGAAGATGGTAAGTTTGTAGGTGTAATCGGAGTTGGTGGATTAATATTAGCTAAGATGCCAATCGAGACCGTCGAACAGCGACGTGCGTATTACCAAAAAATGTCTTCAGACCAAATGGAGGCTGTCGATTCAAATCTTATGCGAGAAAGTAATCCTCTTATGCCTATTAGTAACCCTACTAGGAGAAGCAAGGTAACTTTCGGAAGTGGAGGTTCTTAGAAATGTTTCTAGGAATCATTGTTTAATTTAATGATAATAGGTAAATCTAATGGCAAATACAAATAGCCCAAACGGTTTTACTCCTGCTTATCATATGTCTGGTGGGACAATTAGACCCTCTGAGTTCGCAATCGCAAGTGCAACTGACGCATCAATCTTTACAGGTGATGTTGTTATTTTGTCTAGTGGTTTAGTAATTCAAGGTACAGCAACAGGTGCCCCACTTGGCGTATTCGCAGGCGTAGAATACCAAGCAACCGACGGTTCTGTCGTGTTTTCGAACATGTGGACTGCTGACACTGCTACACTAGGTTCCGCAAACGCGAAAGCGTATGTTTATGCCGATCCAGATATTGTTTATGAGGCGCAGGCAACTGCAACTCCTACGCAAGCGACGATCGGTACAACTAATACGATTTCGACAACTGCGGGTTCAACATCAACTGGTCGATCAAAAGAAGGCGTTACTGCAACAACTTCTAGTGGTATTGCGACAGTAGTAGGGTTTGTACAAAGACCCGATAACGCTATTGGTCAATACGCTAGAATGTATGTAGTATTCCCTACTTCTGCCTTCGGCAATAACTAAAAAGGTAATTAGAAATGGCAATTAATAGAGCCCAGCTAGTAAAGGAACTCGAGCCTGGACTGAATGCACTTTTTGGTCTTGAGTATAATCGTTACGAAAATGAACATTCTGAAATCTTTGACACCGAATCATCAGACCGAGCGTTTGAAGAAGAGGTAATGTTATCTGGTTTCGCACAAGCTCCTACCAAAGGGGAAGGTGCAGCTGTGACTTATGATACAGCACAAGAAACGTTCACGTCTCGTTACACCCACGAAACTATAGCACTTGCTTTCGCGTTAACAGAAGAAGCTATCGAAGATAATCTCTACGATACTCTTTCTTCACGTTATACACGAGCATTGGCAAGATCTATGGCAACTACGAAGCAAGTAAAAGCTGCAAACGTACTTAACAATGGTTTTTCAACGTCCTTCCCAGGAGGAGACGCGAAACCTCTCATGACAACAGATCACCCAACTTTAACAGCTGGTGACTTGTCTAATGAACCAAGTACTGCCGCAGATCTTAACGAAACTTCGTTAGAAAATGCGTTAATTGATATCTCTCAGTTTAAAGACGAAAGAGGCATCAAAGTTAATGTGCAGGCTAGAAAACTGATAATTCCTCCTCAGCTTCAATTCGTAGCTGACAGAATTTTAAACAGTCCTGGTCGTGTTGGAACATCCGATAATGACATCAATGCCATGAAAAACATGGGAATGTTGCCAGAAGGTTATGTTGTCAACCACTATTTAACTGACACAGACGCATTTTTCATTAAGACAGATGCACCTAACGGTCTGAAGCACTTCGAAAGAGCTGCGATGGCTACTGGAATGGAAGGCGACTTCGAAACTGGTAATGTTAGATATAAAGCTAGAGAAAGATATTCTTTCGGCTTTAGTGACTGGCGCGGAATCTACGGATCTCCTGGCGCATAACGTAGCTAACTAGCTATACTAGACGGGGAGCTTCGGCTCCCTTTCTTTTTTACGAAGTATGATATAAAATAGAATTTCTAGGACAACTAACTTGTTCTATCAACTGACCTAGCAGACAAGCCAAGATGATAGAACTTATTTCCGTAGGAGGAAATTATGGCAAATTCAACCTTTAATGGACCAGTCAGGTCCGAGAATGGTTTTAAAACTATTGATATAACAGCAGCAACAGGAGCCATCACTGATGGTTTAGTAATTAATTCAGATGGTAATATCTTTACAGATGCTGGTGCACACACTCAATATGTTGCAGCAACGGGATATGGACCAGCTGATTTTATCGTAGGTAAAGGCGGAAGCCAATACGGTACTGTTGATCCTTTCACTTCAGGACTTACTCAATTATTCCCACTAGGCAGTAGATTACTTTACGGTAATACTGTTTATGCATATGGTAGATTAGCAGCATCAGCCGTTACAGCAGGTAAATGTGTAACTCACGCGGCTTCAATCGCTCATCACTTTGATTTAACTCCCACTGCAGGCGTAGCCGCAGGGGAAACAGCTATATCGGTAGAAACTGCTGGTACAGACATAACGCTAAATCAGTACGCTAATGGTTATCTGTATGTTAATGATGCAGCAGGTGAAGGTCAGATGCTTAGAATTAAATCTAACCCAGCACATGATCATTCAGCAGACCCATCAATAGTCATTACTTGTTATGATGATTTAGCAACAGCTATAACAACATCTTCAAGAATAAC